ATAATTGATCTCGCAGTTTTGCAAAGCCCCGTTTCCGTCCAAAGTTCCGGGGCTTTTTGTCGTCTACGAGGTTAATGTAAGTTAACTTACCTTAATAGTCAACAGTATTGGTAATTAAACTTACTATTTGGTGTGCAAAAAACCCACTGGAATAGTGGGTTGTTGAACTTCAGGAATTTTATTGTCTACTGTGAATTATTACAAACTCTTCGTTCATCGAAGAAACTGCCTCATTCCTTACTTTTGAAGTTAGCTTTGGAGTTCTTTTCATTGGGATATCTCTAGTAAGAGTATCTATTAGCATGAAACCATTCGACTCTAAATATTTTGAGGTAATTTCTGTTAAATTAATATTTACTCTATCTACTGTTCTGTTCCCTAAAGTCATAACTATATATTTATCTGTGACGCGACATATATCATCTAAAGAAATGAAATAGTCCGCAAAAAAGTTAATTACCTTATTTTGTTTTTCTTTAGAAATTTTACTTAAATAAGGCTCAATTAAGGAATTACCAAATTCATTTAAAACATTTTTAGATTGACCACCTAAACTCATACGATCAATTTTAGAATAGTTGTCTAGCTCCCAGCCTTCAAGATTTAAATCTTTAGAGTCGATCCAAAATAAAGCGAGTGATGAAAACTGACCATAAGGTACAGTAGTTCCATTATCGCCGTATGGAGGGGAAGTAATAGTTAAGTCCATACTTCGATCTTTCAGTTTACGAGACATTTTTAAAACGTCTCCCTTTAAAAGGGTTACATTACGTACTCTCAAAGTGAACTTTGGGTAGTTCTTTTCAATTTGATTTTGAAAATCACGGATTACATTATTTTGAAGCCTATTGATATCTACTATGTCTTTAATATGAAGTTTGTAGGTTGAGGATCTACTATTACTGTATTTCCTAATAATATTAGCAAAAACTATCCAGAAAAAAGCACGATTCCGCTTGCTTGAAATTTGAGTAATTGCCCATCTAATTTTTTTCAGCGAGCTAATAATGTCAGCTCTGAACCATTTGTTAATATTATGAAATTCAAAATCATAATTAGGTGATTTTTCAATAAAAAAATAAAGAGACTGAATATCATCCTTTATTTTTTGAGTGACGCCTTTTAGTTTGCTGAAAGTGATCAAATGAGCTAAAGGATTAATATCACATCCTATAATTTTACAATTCTGGTCAAGCTTTGCTGCTTCAAATAAGGCTGTACCAGACCCATGATATGGGTCGTAAACTGAACTAATATTATCTTCTGTAAAAAGATTTGCCATGATTTTATGTTGAACTGGGGCTATCATCGTCGCAGGATACAAACTTACGCCGTGAATATCATTTTTTCTGTAGTTACTAAATGAAATATCATTCACTTTTCAATAAACCCCATTACTTTACAATGTGCATCAATAAGTTGAGCATAATATCCAGCAGCCTTTGCAATATCTTTTATTGTCTCAATAGAAAGATGGCTAGAGCCTGTATGTGAACCTAAGTTTGATATTTCCACTTTTTTTGAAAAATGTCCAGGATCAAAGATATTTTTATTTACTTTATGCCTTGCATCTAACAAAGAGGTAACTTCAGTAAAATGATTTTTATTCTCTTTAATGCGTTGAATGATTTCCTCTACTTGAGATTCCAAACCACTACTTTTATATGTTTGCTTTGGATGAAATTGTTGATATCTATATGTTGATAAATCGAAAACTACTCGAATTGAGGAAGCCAGGCACATATCAAAAGCTTCATAATTAATGTAAAGCTGATTGATTTGTTTTATCAATCTATCAACACCTTCAAGTTTAATTTTATAATCTTTATAACCAATAGGTTCAATCAAAACTTGTTTTACATCATCAGGATCAAAAGAAAAATTCTTCTTTTGAAACTTGAGTGTGAGAGTTTCATGACAAATAAAATAATCTTGATTATGATCTTTTAAATTTACATCAACGAAGAAAAATTTGATTAGAAGTGTTTTAGATTGATCTGTTGAGGGGATCAATGTTGATGGTAAGATTTTACCATCAATACTCATCTTTAACTGATTAACACTTATGTTATTACCTTTACTATCTTTAGCTTCATAAAAAAAAGTTTTTAGATCAATAATTCCAGATTGATCTATAAATCTAATAACCTTTTCATTCTCATTTAATTTTATGTATGGAATGAAAGTACCTTCAGCAAATTCCTCTACGTCAGGTTGCGAGTTAGGATCAGTCTCGTCAGGTTGCGAGTTAGGATCAGTCTCGTCAGGTTGCGAGTTAGGATCAGTCTTATCTTCATCAATTATGAATGAGCTTAAGTTCCTTTCTAAATATTTTCCTTTTTCTTGTAAAAAAATATTGATGTTTTTAATATCTTCTTTTAATGATTCATTAAATAAGTTAAAAACTAAATCAGTTCTTTCATTGTTAAATTGAAGATCTGGATGTGTGCAAGTAATATCTATAAAACCAACAAGTTGAGGTAGTGTTTTGCTACTTTTGATCTTTCTAGTTATTGATGGGTCAAATATATTGTCATTATTGAATAATGCCCCATTGATATAAATTAATGGTGTTAAATCATTTCTTGAATTTAAAAACAAGGAGTTTATAAGCTTTTTTTCACCTGTCTTTAAAACAAATGCATAAATAGTGAATTTTATTGTATATAACTTGTTTTTAAACTCATATTTAAAATTTTTAAACGGGCTATTATTGTCTTTATAAAAAAAGTTAAGATTATTTTCATTGCTTGAAAAAGTTATTTTAAATAAATTTTTCTTAAAAATATCTTTCTCTAATTCACTGTTCTTAATTGTTTTGATTGGAAAGTTACTTTCAAGTGTTCCATCTTTTTTTATTAAGTTGAAATCTATTATTAAAGAGTCATCTAAGAAAAAGTTTACTAAACGTTTTGTGTTGATTTGATCTTTTAAGTAATTGTATGTGAAAAGTATTTCTTTATCATTATTATCTAATTTAATCGTAATAGTAGTACCTCTACTTTTTCTTTCACCTAATTTTAATTTATATGTGGCATTACTAATATTCGATAATTTTATTACCTGATTTTTATCAACCGTTAATCTAAATGAGTCGCTATTTTCACACTTAGTATCCCAGTTAACTATATTGCCAAATTTAAATGCACTAAATAGGCCTAATCCCTTTGAACCTTGAGTAAAACGTTCGATTTTTCGTCCATCTGCAATGAATGTGTTTTTTTTTGCATATTTCTTATTGCTTTTTGCAATATGCAATATTGATTGAATATTTTCTTTAGTTATTCCAATACCATTATCATCAATGGTTAGTAAGCTATTTTTTAAATCTAATGTTATTTTTATATATGTTGCTTGAGCATCATAACTATTTTTAATAAGTTCACCTAAAGCAAATATATGGTTAGTTACTTGCTTTGATAGCTCATTTAAGATCTTTCCATCAACTTGAAATTTAACTGTTTGATCTTCAAAATTATTATCAATATTAAATGATAATTGGCTCATGATTTTACCTTATTCTGCTTTAAATATTAAACATCCCTATAAAGCCCAACAACTTTACCAACCAATTTACATCCTTCACGGAGCGGTATGATTTTTTCATGCCATTTAGGGTTTAAGGGTTCTAAATACATACCGTTGCTTTCAACTATCAACCTCTTGAATGTTGCTTCTGTCTCCCCGTCGCATGCAACGATAACCAAATCACCTGTTTTTAAATCACTTATTTGAAAGTCAGGATTTACATAAATTTTATCACTAGGTCTAAAGTCTGGAGACATGGACTCTCCAACTACGATTAAGCCATAACCGTTTTTGCCACACTTAGGATTTGGTGGTAACCATTCCTTAAATTGTGTGCCCATTGGAACAGAATCTGCTGTAGTCCAAGTTCCTGCTTGTACCCACGAAATTACAGGTATTAAACGTCCTGCCATTGGAAATGGGGCAATAACATTATTATCAAGAGAATTACTTTCTTTGCCATGTAAAAGGTAATCAGAAGTAATCCCTAAAATTTGTGCTAATGCCATCAAACTATCGTGCTTAGGTAAGTTCTCATCCTTTTCCCAATAAATTACTGATGTTTTAGAAACACCAATTGCATCAGCAACTTGTTGTTGAGTTAGCTTTTTAGACTTTCTCTGGTTTTTTAAACGAGTACCTAAAGTTTCCATAATTTTATGCCAGTTCCGTTCGTAAGAAATCTTACCATTTGATAAGGTAAGTTTTATGTGTTTAAATAAAGGTAAGTAAAATTACTTTTATTGGTGGAATATATGACCAAAGCAGAAGCATTGGCCTTATTGGAGTGCGGTGTTACTGAGTTAGCCTACAAATTAAGTATTAGTACTCAAGCAATTAGCCAGTGGCCTGAAGAAAAAATCCCTTTAGCACGCGAATATCAAATTCGGGATTTAGCTGAAGGCAAAGAGCCT